GCAGGTTTCGCTGTTATCAAGAGTGTAGAACTTGAAATTGGTGGTCAAAGAATTGACAAACATTACGGTGAATGGATGCACTTATGGTCTGAACTTACTTTAGCATCAGGTAAAAATGATGCTTTAGAAGCAATGGTTGATAATGGTACTGCTAATACAGCTAAAACTGTAACAGTCCCACTTTACTTCTACTTCTGCCGCAATCCAGGTCTTGCTCTTCCACTTATTGCTCTTCAATACCATGAAGTAAAATGCAACATTGAATTTGACTCAATTGCCAACTCAGTTAAAGCTGTAACAACTGGTTTAAGTCTTTCATCTGCTAAATTATGGGTAGACTATGTATATCTTGATACTGATGAACGCAGACGCTTCGCACAAGTATCACACGAATACCTTATTGAACAACTCCAATTCACTGGTGATGAAACTTTAGCAGCTGGTTCTAACAAGATTCGTCTTAACTTTAACCACCCAGTTAAAGAATTAGTATTCGTAGGTCAAGACTCAGTTGCAACAACCTCTGCCACACTTAGTAGATGGGATTACACTTCAGATGGTGCTGCTGGTGCAAACCCATTAATATCTGATGCCAAACTCCAACTTAATGGTCACGACAGATTTGCAACAAGAGCTACTGCATACTTCAACTATGTACAACCATTCCAACATCACACTTCAACACCCTCTAATGGTGTATGTTGCTACTCATTTGCACTTAAACCAGAAGAACATCAACCATCTGGTACTTGCAACTTCTCCCGTATTGACAACGCAACTCTTAACTTAAACACAAACGCTGCTGGTACTGGTCGTGTATATGCTGTCAACTACAACGTACTCCGTGTAATGAGTGGTATGGGTGGTCTTGCATACTCTAATTAAATTATTTTATATCAAATTTTTAAAAATTACTTTTATAAATCAGTTAAAAGTAATTTTCTTATTATATATTATAGAAAAATGATTAATAATAATTTATTAATAGCTATAGGAATTATATTTATATGTTATTATTTTTATTATAATAACCAAAATATAGAAAATATGAATTTTAAAACTTTAAAAACATGGGGTGAGAATCCTTTTGAAATAGATAATTATGGTAAAAATATAGAATTAAATTTATTTTATACTAAATGGTGTAAATATTCAATTGAATTTATGCCTATGTGGAATAAATTAAATTCTGTATTAAAAGATGAACCTATTAAATTAAATACGATTGATTGTGATGAAAATAAGGAATTATGCAAACAAAATAATGTAAATAGTTTTCCAACTTTAATTCTTAAAGTTAATAATAAAACCTATATATATAACGAACAAAGAAATTTTTATACTATAATTCTTTGGATTAGAAATAAAATCCATAATTAATTTAGATATATTTGTGTATTTTTATCTTCTTTTTTATATATTTCTGTTTGGGTTTCTTTATTTTGTTTATTATTTAATTCTTCTTTCCAAAGATTAGGATTTTTTAAATAATTAATAGTTTTTTCATATCCAATTTTAAATAATTTTTTTTTATCCTCTATAGAAAAATTATTTGAGAATAAATTTATATTTTCAATATCTATAATTAATAAATTATTTTGTCTAGATTTATTTATTTTTAAGGTTTCAATTTCAACTGTAAGACAATTAATCATATTTATTGCAAATTCTTCAATATTATTAATTCCATTATTTTCTTTAGTATCATTTGAAATTTTAATTCCTAAAACTGTATTTGGGTTTTCATTTTTTAATATAGATAAAGGTGTATTATCTAATATTCCACCATCTATATATATTTTATTATTTCTTTTAATTGCTGTAAATAAGAATGGATAACTTATACTTATTCGTATAGCATCTAAAACTAACATATTTGGTGTTGTATTATAATTAAAATATTCAACTTTTTTAGTTGTTAAACAAGTTCCAGTTATAATTAATTCTTTATTTGTTTTTTTATATAATTCTTCAAATGTTAAATTATCAATATTTTTATATTTTTTTGTAAAATCATTTATATATTTTATTAATAATGTTCCATCTATTAGACCATATTCAGAATTTAAATTATCTATATTAATATTTTTTATTGAATTAAAATCAAAATCAATTATAAAATCATTAATTTCATTATGTGTAATACCTATTATTGAAAAATATGCTGCTATACTACCAATACTTGTACCTACAAATTTTGTTATATTTTCAATTATATGTGTTTCATATAATGCTTTAATAACACCTATAAATGCATAACCTTTTAATCCACCTCCACTAAATACTAAATTTTTAATCATTATTTTTATAACAATTATTATATCTTAAAATTGTTGTAATAATATAAAAAAAATATTTAAGAATTATAAGTAGTCTTAAATGTTTTCTGCAAAAGAATTACATAAATTACAAGAAAGAAGAGAAAAAAGACGCATTGAAGTATACCATAGAATTATAAAAAAAATTTTTTTAAGGATTAAAGCTTTAGCACAAAGAGGAGATGAAGGAACATTTTATACTGTTCCTGATTTCATACCTGGATTACCAACATATGATTTAGGACATTGTATTAATTATATAAGTATTTATTTACAAAATGAAGGTTTTTTTGTTAAATATACACCACCTAATTTACTATACATTAATTGGAAAAAACCAAATCAACAAGAAGTTGAAAAAAAAAATACTAAAGTTATTACAACTAATTATGAAAATTTAAAAAATAAAACTAAAGATTTACTTAAAAGAAGAAGTCATTTTACATTAGATGATTTTATTTAATACTTTTTAGATTTTAACATATTATCCATTATAAATATTAAAAATATACCACCCATTATAAATATTATCATATCATTAACATCATCATCATGTAATTTTAAACTTGATTTTTTTATTCTTTTTTTTACATTAAAATTTTCAGTAATAGAAGTATCTTCAGTTGTGTAACCATCTTCTGTATCACTATCATAATCTATATTATTTTTTTCATAAAAAGATTTTAATGCAAGTTTTGTTTTAGGTATTGTTTTACATATATCGTATAATTTTTGAGTTCCTTTAAGATTATACCTTTTCATTTCTTTTTTATAATATTTACTTTTAGGAATTCTTTCAGATTCTATTTCAATTTCAGTTTCACTATCACTATAACTTAAAATTGGATAATTTGGAGGAGGTATTCCTCTAGCATCACCTCTTGGTTCTGTTTCATTTGGTATTTTGAATTTAGTGTTTGAACCATTTTCATTTGAATTATAAAACCCTTTATTTGTAGTTAAATTGTCAAATTTTTGTTCGTTATTTTCGAAATTTTCTCCCCAAGCCTCTATTATGCTACAATAAGCTGGCATATTTAATATTATATAAGAAAATAAATAATTTTATTTTTTTTATATAATAAGAATTAACTTTTTTCTTTGTATATTATATAACAAATGGATATTTTTAATCAATACGTTGTTGGTAATGTTGATACAGTTCTTGCAAATAAATATGCAGGTGCAGCAGTAGGTCTTTTCCTTGCATTATATGCAGGTAAAGCAGCACCAGAACTTCCCTCTGAACTTAAAGAATTATTCAATAATGAATACTTCCGTGTAGCATGCTTATTCCTTATAGCATATCTTAATACTAAAAACACATCATTAAGTCTTCTTACTGCTGTAGGTTTTGTAGTAGTAATGAATCAACTTTCACAAGAAAGAACAGCAGAAACTTTTATTGAGTTTATGAATACTTCAGAAAATTTCCAAAATGAATTTTAATTTTTTTCTTTTCTAATATTATAAAATGGAAGACCTTATAGGTTATTTAGAAAATTCACAATTATTTTTAGCATTACTTACAATACTTAACAATATTGCAAGTAAATATTTTGCTTTAGAATTAAGTAAAAATCAAGAATTTAAATTACAAGAACCACTTTTCCGTCGTGCTGCTATTTTTGCAGGTGTGTTTATTGTTACTAAAAATATTAAAATTAGTATAATAGGTACTATATTAGCTGTTGTTGTTATTAAAATGCTTTCATAAATTTACTGTTATTCCTGGTCCATCATCCTTCTTTTTTTTTCTTCTGCCGCCTCTTTTTTTTTTATTACCATTTATATCAATACTTCTTACTGTACTGACATCATCATCACTATTTGTTGCTTCTACTCTTTGTAATCTATCCATTCCTTCTACATCATTTACAATATCATCTATATTATCAGGACCTTTCATAACTGGTTCACTTGATTGTTGTTGTCTTAGTCTACTAGCTTTATTTCCAAAAGCATCTCCTAACATATCTCCAATTAAACCACCCATACTTGGTGGCATTCCACCCATAGGACCACCCATATTTCCACCATTAAATGCTTGTCTTGCGGCATTTCCTAAACCTTGCATTAATTCTGGATTATTTTTCATTACTTCTGCAGCACTAGGTAATGTAGATTTAAACATTGTATTGGACAAATGAAACATAAAAGCACTTCCTGCCATTTGAAATAGCAATCTAAATTCTGGACTCATTTTTGCTCTATTCCTATATTTTTCATGTAATTCTGCAAAAATATCATCATAATCTTCTACATTTTCTTGTACACTTTCTCCCCACCCATCTAATTCTAAATTAAATGGATCCCATTTATTATTAAGGAATTCAACACCTGTAACAAACATCATCATATATTTTCTATAACTACGAATTGCAGTATCTTCTTCTCTTTGTCTCATTATTCTATCATATTCATATTTCATATCTTGATAATCGCTATTTACATTAAATTTTTTAGGTAATCTTATACCCCTTTTTTCCAATCTATTCATTTGATATAATATTTCTCTTTTAGCATCTTCTTCTTCTTCTCTGGACATTCTATGTTCCTCTTCTGTATTTATAGGAGCACGATAATCTCTTTCATTATCACTTTCATAATCATTAATATCATCTCGTTTTTTATATGCTTCATCATCACTACTATCTGTCTTATAACTTTTTTGTGAATGGCGAGATCTATCAGACCTATGTGATCGGTTTGATCGGTTTGATTCTCTACTTGGACTTCGTGGTCTTTCCTTCTTTTTTGCTTGATTCATTAATAAATCTGCACCAAACATTCCTGTATCTTCTTTTTTTATTTTAATTTCATCTGTAGCAAATTGTGTATTTGCCATATTAACGTTTTCAGTTCTAAAATCACTTTCTTGCTCTAATTCTAATGGATCACTCATTTTATTTTTATATATTTATTTATTTTATCTAAAATACGCAATTTTTATTCTTTTAAGCATTTTTTAAATTTTAAATAATAAAGACCTTGTAAAAAACTATCTGCTAAATCATCTTTCTTTTTATGTTCTATTAAATAATTTAACCAATTGTTATTCTCTCTTAATAACCATTTAGAATATTCTACTCCTAACCATTTTGTTCTTGCATATTTACCTTTAAGTTTACATTCAATATACGGTCCATTATATACTTTTAATTTATTTCTTGGACTTACAAAAATTACATTTTTTAATTTTCCTATATTATCTACAATACCTCTAATAACAAAATAATTATGTAACATCATACTTAAACTTTTCATTCTAGGATTTTTTGTAGGTTGTTGTTCTATTATTATTATATCACAATCAAGTAGTTCTTTATGTTTATCTAATTTATTAACTAATTTAATATCCATTGCTTGATGAGTTAAATTTGGAACTTTTTTTTTTATTATACTTTTTAAATCATTAATATTTCTTCCATGTATTTTACAATAACCTATATTTTCATTTGATATTTTATGATATAAACTTGCTTTTTTATTACAATTTTCATTATTCTTTTTTTTTCCTATACATATTAAATTTTCTAAAGGATCTTCAAGTAAATCTATTGTATCCCATTTAGATATAATAAATTTATTATCTTTATATTCTAAAAGACAAAATGCTAAATTTTTTACTCCTACATCAAAACTTAATAATTTCATTTAATTTAATAATAGTATATTTATATTGTTTTTAAACCCATAATATTTTCTAAAGTATTCTTTTCATTTAATAATGGTTTATTTCTTTTTAATTTTAAATTTGTATTTGCACGACTTATTTGGGTTTTATCAACAGGAATAAATGATTTCTTTATATCATCTGCTTTATAAATTGTTTGTTCTTCTATTTGAAACATAGTTGAAATCATTGGTGGATTATATATTCTATATTCTTTATTATTATTTTTACATTTTTCTCTATATTTTTCAATACTTAAAGAACCACCAAACATTGTTAATAATTCTCTTGGAGGAGCCAATGTTATATTTTCTTTTGTTTTAAACATTTTTTTATAAAGTAAATTTAACAATGAATATCTATCCCAATAACTTGTTTGTTCTGTTTGTTGAAAATTATAACTTGCAGCACAATTAAAACTACAAAAACACCCTTTTACAAAATATGTTTCATCATTTTTTTTATAAGGTAAACCTATAGGACTTGTAGTAAATTTATGACAGCACCACCAACAACAAATATTTGTTTTTTCCGACCAACCATATTTTAAATTATTTTCTCTAAAAGAACCTAATATATTAAATATATTTTCTTCTTGAATATTATTTTCATCATCTATTATATTACTATAATCTTGCGTTTCTTCTATTTCTTCAAAATAAGAATCTTTATGTAAATTAATATCATTTGGATCATAATCTTCAGGTTCTGTAATATCAGGATTATATTTTAATATTTCATTTTTATCTTCTTTATTACTAATATCATATATTTCATTATTATTCATTTTTAAATGTAAAATAACTTTATCATTATCTAAATTAACTGGTTGAATATTTTTGGGTATTATACTATATATTTTTTCTTTAGGTCTTCTACCTCTTTTTTTAGGTATTTTTGGTTCTTCATTTTCTGTTTTAGGTTTTGGTTTTCTACCTCTTTTTTTAGGTATTTTTATATCTGTTTCTTCTTTATTTACTATTGTTTTTGGTTTTCTACCTCTTTTTTTAGGTATTTGTAAATTTTCATTTTCATTTTCATTTTCATTTTCATTTTCATTTTTATTAACAACAGTTTCCATATTATATTTTAAATAATTTTTTCTTTAAGTATTTCAAAAAAAAACCTTGTATATTATTATATGAAAATGGCCTTAAATTTTTTAAAAGATGTAACTAATAATATAGTTGAAAAAACAAAAGAAGGGGCTAAATTAATTAAAAATAAAATAGATGATCCTAATTTTCAAGAAAAAGTTAAATTAATCGCAAAAAAAACAATGAATACTGTTGGAAATGTTAGTTCTGATATTTATAATAAAGCAATTGAACAAAAAATGGCATATGAAATATTAAATATATGTAAAAATATAGAAGATAATTCAAATATTAAAACTTTAAGGAAATATGCGGTTGATTTAGATTTACCTACTAATGGTAATAAAAAACAATTGTGTGAAAGACTTACTAAAATAGCAAGTGAAAAAGCAATTGTTAAATTAGGTGGTGGAAAAAAAGGTAAAGGTCCAAGTAGAGGAATTAGAAAATCATCCAGACTTTCAGATAAAGATACAGCAAAACTTATGGATGCTTTAATTGGTATCTCATTAGAAGAAGAAGCAGAAATGAATCCAATAACAAAAAGAAATACAAAAAAAAATACAATACCTACTGCTTTTTTTAATAAAGGAATGTCAAGATTAAATACTTTAATTGGTTTAGCAGTTAATGGTACACCTCAATCATGGCAACCTACATGGTTTGCTAATGAATTAATTAAATATGATTTAAATGTACAACAACTTAAAGCTCTTGAAGATAATACACCTATTTCAGAATTAAAAAAATTAGCTATTAGTAAAAAAATTGGAAAAATATTATTTAATGATAAAAAAAGAAAATCTGCTGAAAAAGCACAACAAACAAGAAGAGCAAGACAAGGAGAAGCAAGCACTTCTGCACCACCTTCTACCCGTGAAGCTGCTCCTATGGAAGATTTAGAAGATGATGACAATCAAAGAGAAATTGATTATATAGCAAGTATGTTTGATAATTTATAAATATTTTTATTACTAAAATTTATAATTATAAAAAATTTAATTATAAAAAATTTTAATCTCATCTAATAATATAAATATGGCAACTAAATCTCGTTCACGTAAAAGTGCAGCTAAAAAAGCTTGGGCAACACGTCGTAACAAACATGCTCTCCGTAGTCGTTCAGCCAAAAAAGCATGGAGAACTAGAAGAGCTTCATCTAAAAAACGTAGTCTTTCAGCAAAGAAAGCTTGGAGAACACGTAAATCTAAATCTCGCAAGAGCCGCAAATCTCGCAAGAGCCGCAAATCACGCAAGAGCCGCAAATCACGCAAGAGCCGCAAATCACGCAAGAGCCGCAAATCACGCAAGAGTC